CATATTTTAATGTTCTCTGATAATCCTCTAACGAATCGTGGTTGTTTGGAAATGTCTCTACTAAACAACACAACTCATATGATTCAAGTGATTGTTCTAAACAAGGATTACCACCCATAACTCTATGGTCTTTGTTATCTCCACCGTTTTTCATACGAGAATACGTTCTCATATTTTCTAACCAAGCAAAACCTGGTTCACCATTGTCTACGATTCTTTTTGCAGCTTCTGTATAGTCCATACCAAGTTCTGCAAAGATAGAGTTATTAGATGTCCAACCATACATTTCTCTGTGTGGATTTACTTTATAATTCTTTAAGTCTAAGTATTCTTCTGACTCGGGATCACCAAAAACTATTTCAGCTGTTCTACGAACATTACCTGCTACGACACATTTACCGATAAGATTCATTATATCTACGATCGTAGTTACTGTAATTGGTTCTCCACTATTTTTCTCTAATACACCTGTGACACTTTCGTGAACTTCTTTTAATGGTTCGGGACCTGAACTCACTCCACCAAAACCTTTGATTGGTTCACCTGCAGCTCTTACTAAACTATAATCAAATTTTATAGAACCTGCACCATGAAAATAACTTTCTAATAATAGTCTAAGTGATTCTACCCAACCCTCTCTTGTGTCAGGAATTTCAAATATTTCTTCATTTCTATCACGATTTACACCTTTGACTACTATTTCACCTGCACCCTTACAATCAAATCCAACACCGACACCTAACATAGAGGCATCCATGAGGAAACAGAATGGTTTTGAGTAATCTTCTTTAATTGTTTTAGTGGATACGAATGCACAGTTATTTAATGCTGCATATAATCCTTTTTCTTCTGTGATTGCTGTTCCCATAGCCCATAAACCACGGCCAGGAGGTAAGAATTTCATATTAAAAATTCTATCATACATTTCTTGTGCTGATTTTTGAGCTTGCCATGCATTCCAACCTAACTGATAATTATCAATATGGTTTTTTTGCATTGAGTATGTTCCTTCTACAACTCTTTGAACCGTTTCCCACCATCTCTCATTTTTACCATCTTCTTTGAGACGTGAGTAGGTTCTCATATAAACTAATTCACCTAAACCATTAAAACCAAATGGTGCTTTCTTTCTCTTATACTTACTAACAAAATTTTCCGATAACTTAAACTTTTCCATTTATTTTCTGGCTCCTCTATACTCTGTAAACTTTACACAATGATAACTATAATATATATCAGGTTAAAAACTAACTATCTAATTTTTTTATAATTTTTAAATAATTTTTTCTTTTTAGTTTTATTCGAAGCCTTCTACATCATTATTCTTCATATCTTTATACTTACTTGCTAATAATTGTCTCTTAAATTCTTCACTATTATCCATTTTACCTTGTTGTTCTCTACCTGATTGGGTTGTTGATTCATATATTTCTATCTTACCAAGATTGGTATTCATATTCATTGGATAAGTTATACCATCAATACCAAATCTATTCTTAATAATATGACATCTTGCAGTATGACTTAACTTATCTTCTGCTTTTCTACTGATACTCAATACGAAATCAGCTATCATAATCTTACTATATGCTTCTGCAATCTTTGTTGCTTCTATCACTTCTTCTTCTAATGCTGAACGATTTGCTTGTGATGCAGTCCATATTGGAACTTTGAACTCACCAGCCATTCCTCTTAAATCTTCATATACAGCACCTAACTGATGTCTTACTTCTCTCATACCACTACTATCTTTCAAGATGTCAGCATAATCAACTATAACTAAATCAGGTTTTATTGCTTTCAATTCTAATTGTTTTAGATGTGCTGCGAGTGTATTTACTGATGCTGCCCGTGTTGGGTAGTACTTAATAATCATCCTACCTTCGATAGAATCAATTATTTTTTTAACTTCTTCTTTTTGAAACTTTATATTTTGTGTGGATATACCACTAAAAATTGTATCATACCTTAAACCAACATATGTTTCATTTAACTCTAATGTATAATGAACTACAGTAAACCCTCTTTTTAAAGCACCTGCAGCTATACTCTGAAGTAACCAAGTCTTACCAACACCTGCTGGCGCAACTACAACACCCAACTCACCCTCACCAAGACCACCATCCATAATATCATTTGTTATATCCCACGGCGTTTTTATTGTAATTCTTGTAGATTTAGTTAATCTTTCTTCTATACCTACATTATAATCGTGTCCAATATCAACAGCAGTTCCAGCTTTCATAGCATTATCTATAACTGTTTTTATACCATCATAGTTTTGATTTTCTAACAGACTTACAGATTCCATAATAGCAGATTTTAAAACTTGATTTCTACAGAAATCTAATGTTTTTTCTTGAACAAACTGTAAATCAGTTGCTTCTCTATGTCTCCAAGCATCTTTAAGTGCTTCTACAACTGCTATCTTTAATACATCATTCTCAACATCATCTATTGCTATCTTTATAGCTTCTAATGTAGGTGTGGTTTTATACTTTATAAAATAACTATGAATTTCCTCAACTAACCATTTATTTGAATCAGATTCAAAATACGCTGGCTCAAGAACTTCCATAACAGTTTGTAAGAATATTGTATCTGTCAAACAAGATGCTATGACTTTGGATTGAAACGAAGTTCCAAATTCTACTAAAGAACTTTTACTCTCCATATATCTCTTTCGTAAGTTTTGTTTTTGATAAGTTTAACTTTTTCTGTCTATACTTATCTTTCATCTTTTTCAAAATGGTATCTTTATTTTTATAGTAGTATTCCATTTGCCATTTTTTTTGAGCTTCTTGTTTTTGTTTATCCGTAAAGTATTTCTTTTTTCTACCCATTGGTTTGCTCTGCGTACTTATCCATAGTGGTAAAGGTTTGTGCCAACCAACTATTAACATTTGGTAGATTTTGAAATAATCTATCTTCCATAAACATAGATTCGAATTTAAATTTTACTAAGCGTCTGATAGGACCTCTGATAACATCGATTAATTTTGTCTTAGTTGAAGCACTTATATTTACATCTTCTAACTGCATCAACTTATAGTTACGTTCAAGTAACTCCTTATTCTGTAATATTTTCACAAAGAAGTTTCCATCATCATCTTTGTGTTTGTGTGCGTATTTATATATCTCTTGTAAACTATAACTATTATTCTCTTTACTCAAAGTTGGTATATTTTTTACCAATGTCTTGGTAGCTATACCTTTTACGCCATTTATATTATCAGATTTGTCTCCCTCAAATATCTTAGCCATAATAAAGTTCTCTGCAGTTATACAATACTCTTCTAAAACTGCTTCTTTATCATATAGTTTCTTTTTTGTAGGAGACCAAACCTTAATATCATCAGATACTAACTGTAAGAAATCCTTGTCGGTTGACATAATGATTTTTTCACCATCTGGTATTACACTCTTTGCGATATAAGCTATAGCATCATCTGCTTCAATACCATCTACGGATATATTGGTTAGTGGTAATAGTTCAAGATACTCTGCAACTCTTCTGAGTTGTAGATACATATTCCGTCTCTCATCTTCTACGTTTTCTAAACCTGCTACCCTATTAACTCTGTAAGATGTTCTACGTTTGTTTTTATAGTCTGAATATAATTTACGGCGGCGGTTGCTCCCACCCTTACCATCAAATACTATGATGACACGGGTGGGATTGAACATATTAATAGCAAATCCTATGCTTTTAAGGAAACCAACAATGCCACCAACATGAATACCGTTATCGTTTAAAGTTGGCATTACGCTGAATACTCTGATAAAAGTATTCAAGCCGTCAACTATTAAGACTTTTTTATTTGTATCCTGAAAGTCAACACTACCACCTTTTTTCTTTATCTCATTCAGTATGGAAAGATATCTGGCGTTTGACATTAGTCGCCAATTACCTCATCCGTCTCAACTACATCATCAATTCCCATATTTTTCATATCGTATTTTAATATAACTTTTTCACATATCTGTTCATAAACGAATGATTTGAAATCGGGATCTGATAGTTTTTCTCCAAACTCTTTTGATTGAAACTTGTGTTCTGCTCCTAAGTGATCGGTTATAGTGTACCAAGCACCAGCTTGTTTTACTATACTATGATCTTTCATCACTTTTAACCAACTACCTACATCATCAATTCCACTCTCAAAGTATAGAGGGAACTCACAACTTCTCAAAGGTGGACCTAAACGGTTCTTGATAACTTGTGCAAGTATCGTCATACCAATTGTATTCTTCTTAGCATCCTTGATTTGACCTTTATTCTTCACTCTGATTCTTGTAGATGCGTGGAATGGTAATGCTTTACCACCACTTGTAGTCCAAGGATCTCCAAACATAACACCAAGTTTTTGTCTTAACTGATTTGTAAACACAAGAGCTACTTTCTGTCTACCAATCATTTGTGTTATTTTTCTCATAGCTTTAGATATGATGATAGCTTTACTCGTAGCCCAACCATCTTTATCAAAGTCTGCTTCCATTTCAACATTTGTTGATGCAGCTGCAAGTGAATCTACAAGAATGGTTACTAACCTATCTTTATCTGATTCTCTTACTTTTGCAACAATCTCTTCTATTGCTTGGAATATATCCTCTACAGTTTCTAAATGCAAATACAACATACTATTGATATCAACACCAATTACCTTTAGAAAATCTTGACTTACTGCAGTTTCAGTATCAATGTAAACTGCTACACCACCTTTTTTCTGAGTCTCAGCTAAAAGATGTGCACCAACCAAAGATTTACCACTTGATTCTAATCCATTGATTTCTGTAATTCTACCTACAGCAATTCCACCATTAGGTTTATTAGCAATTGCTAAATCTAATAATGTAGAACCTGTTGAAATAAAGTCTTTTATATCTGTAGGTGTTGTATCAGAACCATCAAGAAAGTAAGCGACTTTAGTATCTTTGAAAGTTTTATTTAAACTAGCGGCAAGTTGCCCTGCCAATTCGTCTCTTGTTGACATATAATGTCTCCTAAATTTGTATAACATAGGGGAGCAAAAGTCGAAACTCTCACTCCCCAACTTATTAGTCTTCTATTAGTTATTAAACAGATCGTCAAATGCTGCTGAAACATCCTCAGTTGATTTTACATCTTCTTTAACTTCGGATTTAGTTACAGATTGCTCTTCTGATTCTTCTTCGCCTTCTTCTGGATTCAACCAAGCATTAAGAACTTCAGTTAGTTCTTCGTAGGTTTGTTCCTGATATATCTCAGTAATATCCTTTTGATTGTCGATTAGATTCTCAAGAAGAGTAGCATCTTCCGTAATCGGGGTTTGATTTGGTTTAACCCTGATGTTTGTTTTTGGAAACGAAGCTCCAACTTCTTCTGCTGTCTTGAACTCTACCGTAATATCACGACCATTCATTGAGTCGGTAATATCACCATAATCAGGATCAGCAATAATGGAAAGCAGTTCTTGATAAACTGTTTTACCAAAACCCCAAAACTTAACACCTTGATTCTCTTCACCACGAATTACTACAGGAGCAAACGTTCTCATTTTAGATTCGATCTTACGAGCTAATCGGTAGTCTTCCTTGTTACCCGAAGATTTGAGTTTTTGAGAAAACTCTTCGATTGGGTCAGGACGACCAAATGACATTGGTGAGAGATAAGATTTTCTACCTAAATCATAATGGAAAAATAACTCGATGAAAGGGTTGTCCTTATTGTGTTTATAAGGTACGATTCTTACTTGAGTTGTGCCGGGTGACGGCTTCCATAGATTTGAGGTACGATTGTTTGTGATTTGAAGTTGACCTAGACGCTTCTTCAGTGCGTTAATATCCATTAGATATCTCCTATTTGTTATTTGTTAAGTTTAATTGTTTAATTGTTACTATTCTTTTTGTAACTGTTTTCATACATATATAAGTATGATATATATTCTCCAAAATACAATCTATTTTTGTTCAATATCAGATTTCCAAGTTTTTGTGTGTATTATTGAATATACCCTTGTTGGTATTTCATACAGACCCTCTTCGTTTGTTAATAACATACGGTTTCTGTAGTTCTCCCAGGGTATTGGGAATGAGTTATCTAATA